ATATGCACTAACCATCGGCACTCCAGTATATCAAACTACTTTTAATTCTGGGGAAGATAGATTAAATGTTGAGGAATCAAGAGCAAATGATTCCACAACAATGCCAGCAAAAGGTGTTGTAAGCACTGATCTTGCTAATAATACGAATGGTCAGATTATTGTTTATGGTGAATTAGAGGGTGTTGATACTTCTGCATTTGATATTGGAGATGAACTCTACGTTGCTCCAGGTGGAGGGTTAACAAATACAAGACCAACTGGAGAGGATGAATTAGTTCAAAAAATTGCAGTTGTTCTCAAAAAATCTGCGGGAAATGGTGCCATTCTTGTTTATGGTGCAGGTAGAACAAATGATGTTCCAAATACAATAAGTATTGCAGGATCCATAACTGCCGCCAACTTCTTCAAATCTGATGGAAGTCCAATTGCTGGTGCAGGTGGAACTTGGGGTGTGACCTCTGTTGGTATTCATACTACTAAGAACGTTGGTATTAATACTTCGTCAGCAAAGTCTGGAGTTTCTTTGTATGTTATTGGTGATGCAGAGTTTACTGGAAATGTTAATATTGCAGGAACATTAACCAAAGAAGATGTCACCAACGTAGACTCTATTGGTGATGTTATTGTTGGTGGTGGATTATCTGTAGCTGGGTTCTCTACATTTAACAATAATGTAAATATTAATGCAAACATTAGTCACACAGGAACCGCAACGCTTGGGTCATCAAATGGTATTGGAACGGTTCATATTGGAATAGGAACCACTGCTCTTTTGGTTGATGGTGATGCTAGAGTCACTGGAATTCTAACAGTTGGTAGATCTTCAGTTACTATTGATGGTGTTAATAACAGAATTTTAATCGGTGATGAAGATGTCACAATCTCCAATTCTAGTATTACTATTGGTGATAACGTAACAATTAATGCCACCGCCAGTGGTATCAACTCTGCACCAAATGTGCTATATGTTGCAAAAGATGGAAATGATTCAAATAATGGAACTTCTATTGATAATGCAAAACTGACAATTGCATCTGCAGTTGGTATTGCACAATCAGGAACAGTAATTAAAGTTCTCTCAGGAAACTATGTTGAAAGCAATCCTATTGAACTACCTGCATTTACTGCAGTCATTGGCGATGATTTAAGAACTGTTAAAGTTCTTCCAAACACAACAACTAGTGATATTTTCCATGTGAATAAAGGATGTAAACTTGCAAACATGACTTTCTCTGGTCACGTTGCTCCTGCCGCTGCTGTTGCTTTCCCAACAGGAATAGCAACTAATGTTGGTGGTGGTAAATGGAAAGGTCCATATATTCAAAACTGCACTAGCGATACAACCACAGGAACGGGTATCTATATTGATGGTAACTTAGCAGTAAAAACTAAGTCTATGAACGTTGACGCATTCACTCAATATAACCAGGGTGGCGTTGGTGTTGCAGTTACTAACGAGGGATACGCTCAGTTAGTTTCTGTATTCACTATCTGCTGTGATAAAGCAATCACAGTTCATAAGGGTGCTCAGGCAGATCTGGCAAATAGTAACTGTAGTTTTGGAACTCTGGGATTAGTTGCTGATGGTGTCAGTCCCGAACAATTCACTGGGATTGTTACTTCCTCTGCTGCAGCTGCACAAGATAATGTAACCATTAACGTTGGTGCAGTGACAACTAGACCATATGATGGACAGGTTGTTTATTTTGATCAACTTTACAAGTCAGTTGAAACTATTAGCGTTGGTTCTGGTGGAACTGGATATACTCAAGCACCAACAGTAACAATTGACGCACCTACGGGCCCGAGTGGAGAAACTGCTTCTGCTTTTGCCAGCATTGAGAATGGTTCTGTTACTGAGATTTCTATTATTAGTAGTGGAAGTCAATATACAGGAACTCCCACTATTACGATATCTGGACCTCAGAGTGGTATTAATACAGCGACTGCCACAGCAAATATGGCAGATACCTATTATACGATAAATAGTGCTACACCCATCGTTTCTGGAATTACAACATTAACACTTGCAGAAAATCTTATTAATACTGTAGGAGTTGGTTCTACTGCTTACTTCTTCCAACAAAGTAAGATTGTTGCAAGTTCTCATACGTTTGAATATATTGGTTCAGGTAATACAATTACATCAGCAACACCAAAACGAGGTGGAGTTACAATTCAAGCAAATGAAGTTGTAAGTCAAAATGGTGGAAGAGTAATATATACCAGCACAGACCAAGCAGGTAACTTTAGAATTGGTGATGATCTTCAGATTAACCAAGCAACAGGAACTATTAGTGGAAGAGCATTTTCCAAGAGTTTGTTCTCAGAAATAACACCCTTTATCTTAGCACTCAGTTAAATGGCACAATTAGCACTTAACAGATTTCAAACTGAAACTGCAATTTTGACGACAGATGATCAAACGATCTATACTGCTCCTGCAGGATATACTGGTATTGTGCTATATGCACATGTCACCAACTATGGTTCATCAGCAACTACTATTACATGTAAGCATGTAAGGTCGGGAACAGAAACAGAAATTATTAATGAGGCGAATGTTCCTGTAAATGATGCTTACATTCCCTTAGATGGAAAATTAGTTTTAGAAACAAATGACTCCTTTACAGCGAAAGCTGGAGCAGGAACGACGCTTAAAATTATACTATCAATTTTGGAGACAGCAAACTAATGCCTAGACTTTTAAGTTCGGTAAATGGTTCAGGTCAAGTTGGTATATCCAGCGATGGAACTGATTTGGGAAATATGACAAGATTAGACTTTGAAAGTAATAGAGTTGATTTTGATACAAATGCAGGAGTGGCAACAGTGTTTAGTAATCCTCTTACCATAGTAGGACTATGAAAACATTCAAACAATTTCAAGAAGGTTGGAATAATAAATATTAAAAGGGTATTGTCATTCAAATGAAAGAAGAGACTACTTACAAGTCCAGAGACAAAATTATGAAGAGGGCAAAACCTCTCCATAAGCATCTCTATAAGAACCTTCATAAGAAGGATACCTCTGGTGATGTGAATGAGGAAAAGAATGGTCGCTGCCCTGCAGGACAATATTATTGCTATACCGATAAAAAGTGCAAACCAATTCCCCGTGGTTTCATGGTAGATCCTAAAGGTATGCTCCGTAAGGAGAATGGACACTCTGTTGATGATGAAGAAAAGAAAAATGGTAATGGAAACGGCAACGGAAACGGGAACGGAAACGGCGGTGCGGTCTCGGAGGGGAACAAAAGTGGTGATTCTTCTTTGCGTGACTGGTTTGGCAAGAGTCGCTCTTCTGATGGGAAGCCTGGTTGGGTTCAACTCGGTGGTAAATATGCAGGAAAACCCTGTGCAAAACAACCAGGACAAACAACCAAACCCAAGTGTGGTTCAAGTAAGATGAAACGCAATCTCTCCAAAAAAGAGGAAGATGCAGCGTTCCGTCGCAAGAATCGTAAAGATCCAAATCCAGATAGAAAGGGGAAGGCAATTAACGTGAAGACAGAAGAATTTACAACTTTACCACTCAACATTGAGATCCCAACTAATATCAGAGATTTCAATCTTGGACTTATGTTCCGCGAGAGTTTGGATATCAATAGTGGAATGCTTTTTATCTTTGATGAAGCAGCACAACAATCATTCCACATGACTGAAACAAGAATTCCTCTTGATATTGCATTCATCACTGCTGATGGACTTATTGATAGTATCAAGGAATTAGAACCTCTTGACGAGACTCCAGTATCTTCTGATAGCAATAATGTCATCTGTGCCATCGAAGTAAATCGTGGTTGGTTTGCAGAGAACGATATAGAAGTTGGTGATGAGATTGATATTGAAGAGGGTAAGAAAGATGCTTGCTATCACAAGGTCAAGTCTCGCTATTCTGTATGGCCTTCTGCATATGCCTCAGGTGCTTTGGTTAAGTGTCGTAAGGTTGGTGCTGCCAACTGGGGTAACAAGTCAAAGAAAGAAGAAGTTGAGTATGAACTCGACGAGAAGTGCTGGAAGGGATATGAGAAAAAAGGCATGAAAACCATGTTTGGTAAGAGATATCCAAACTGCGTTAAGAAAGAAGAAGCAGAATGTATGCATAATACCAAGGGTGAGGATTGCCCAGTTCATGGCAAGAAAGAGTGCCCTGATATAGTAAAAGAGGCAGTCAGGGGACAAGACTCTGGAATGAGAAAAGTGGCATCTATGGAAAGAAAATCAGGTGATAAGAGACTTGCTCCGTCAAAAGGAAAGCAATATGCTGACCAACAAAAGCAAAGTATTTCGTATATGGATAAGAAAACAAAGAATAGTAAAATTATAGTTGGAATGAGTCATGAATCGGTTGAAGAGGCGGTAAGAGTTCCTGCACAGACAGGTAACATCATTAATGCATACTTCAAGTATAGAAGTAACTACATCTCTCTGAAGATGTTCTTCCCACAAACATCTAAACCATCTAAGGGTGATGTGCAGGACGCAATTGAAAAGGTCTATCCTGGAGCACGACTCCTTTCATTCCAAGTGTCTGATTATCAACCAGGTGAACCTCTCCTACATACTGAAGATTGGCAAAAAAAGTCAGGTAAAAATCCTGAGGGAGGTTTGAATGAAAAAGGCAGAAAGAGTTATGAGCGCCAAAATCCAGGCAGCGATCTTAAGAGACCTTCAAAGAAAGTTGGGAACCCTCGTAGAGCAAGTTTTTGTGCGAGGATGAAAGGTATGAAGAAGAAACTCACTTCTGCCAAAACTGCAAATGATCCTGATAGCAGAATCAATAAGTCACTAAGAGCCTGGAACTGCTGAATAACTTATGTCTGATAATGTATATCTTGGTAATCCGAATCTAAAAAAAGCAAATACTCCTATAGAGTTTACGGAAGATCAAATTCGTGAGTTCTTAAGGTGTAAAGAAGATCCGGTTTACTTTGCAAAGAATTATGTAAAGATTGTTTCTCTTGATGAAGGTTTGATTACATTCAAACCATATGATTTTCAAGAGAAACTTATTAATAACTTCCACAACAACAGATTTAATATCTGTAAGATGCCAAGACAGACAGGTAAGTCTACTACCTGCGTATCTTATCTTTTGCACTATGCAGTTTTTAACGATAGTGTTAATATTGGCATCCTGGCAAACAAAGCGGCAACTGCTAGGGAACTTCTGGGTAGGTTACAGACTGCTTACGAAAACTTGCCCAAGTGGATGCAGCAGGGTATTATTGCATGGAACAAAGGATCTCTGGAGTTAGAAAATGGCAGTAAGATATTGGCAGCTTCTACATCTGCAAGTGCTGTCCGAGGTATGTCGTTTAACATCCTCTTTCTCGACGAGTTCGCTTTCGTCCCGAATCACATTGCTGACTCGTTCTTTGCCTCTGTTTATCCTACTATTACGTCTGGTAAATCAACAAAAGTCATAATGGTCTCAACGCCTCACGGCATGAACCATTTTTATAGATATTGGCACGACGCAGAAAAAGGAAAGAACGAGTATATCCCAACAGATGTTCACTGGTCCGAAGTCCCAGGTAGAGATGAAAAGTGGCGACAGCAGACTATTGCTAACACATCAGAGCAGCAGTTCAAGATTGAGTTTGAGTGTGAGTTCCTTGGATCTATTGATACGCTTATTGCTCCAAGTAAGTTAAGAACTCTTATCTATGAAAATCCACAGACCACTAGCGCTGGTTTGGATGTATACGTAGACCCAGTAAAAGATCATGATTATGTTATAACAGTTGATGTTGCAAGAGGAGTTGGAGAAGACTACTCTGCATTTGTTGTGGTTGATATCACACAATTCCCACACAAGGTGGTTGGGAAATATAGGAACAATGATATCAAACCCATGTTATTCCCTAATATTATTTTTGAGATAGCAAAGAAATATAATAATGCATTCATCTTGTGTGAGGTGAATGATATTGGAGATCAGGTAGCAAGTATTATTCAGTATGACCTAGAATATCAGAACCTACTAATGTGTTCAATGCGCGGTAGAGCAGGTCAGATTGTTGGACAGGGATTCTCTGGTAAGAAGACACAACTTGGTGTCAAGATGAGTAAGACTGTCAAAAAGGTTGGAGCACTCAATCTCAAGGCAATGATTGAGGCAGACAAACTACTCTTTAATGACTATGAGATTATCTCAGAACTGACCACGTTTATTTCTAAGAGTAATTCATTTGAGGCAGAAGAGGGTTGTAATGATGACCTTGCAATGTGTCTAGTCATATATGCCTGGTTGGTTCAACAAGATTATTTCAAAGAACTAACTGATCAGGATGTAAGAAAGAGATTGTATGAGGAGCAGAAGAATCAGATTGAACAAGACATGGCACCATTTGGATTTATGTCTGATGGTTTAGATGATAATAGCTTTGTAGATAATGATGGTGATAGATGGTTCAAAGCAGATGAATATGGTGATCGATCCTTCATGTGGGAATATCACTAATGGAATTTGATAAGCAGATTAAGTTAGGACACTTACTGCTTACAGATAGAAAGTGTAGAGTCTGTGGAGAAGTAAAGAATTTAGTAGATGGATTTTATAGAACAAGAAAAGATAGAGGACCAGTAGCATCTTCATTCTCATATGAATGTAAAGAATGCACGATTGAAAGAATATCTAAATCAAAACGATGTCCAGACAATAGATGGGAATACCCAGATTGGTAGTTCACGTCATGTTTCCCCCCTGAAAGTGCTCATAATTCTAAATAATTATTAGATAAATCGAGATCACGGAGAAAAACATGGCGACTCCACAACTATCTCCTGGAGTACTTGTTAGGGAGGTTGACTTAACAGTAGGAAGAGCAGAT